ATGAGAATGCTTCAGAAACGGGTGTATAAATCGGTCAATGATGTTGTCCTAATGCCTCAAGAGTTAAATGCTATAGCCGATGAAATGATTAGTCAAGGCTATGAAGTGAATCGTGGCCCCGCCGGTACTGTTATTTTAAAGCTGGATGATGGACAGGTTTACTTTGTTCCAGCCGGTAACTCTATTAAGCAAATCTTATTCCAAAATTAGATGAGAGGAGAAAAAAACCTGACTAATGAAGCCAGGTTATTCATCTAATTTGTTTAAGTCTAAGAATTTAATTGGCTTTCTTGGTTTTGAAACAGCATTTTTTAAATCATCCAAGTAATCTTCAATAAATTCAGTTTCGCACCCTATTTCTTCTATAATGCCGGAATACTCTAAGACATTCTTGTCAGCATATCTTGTCAAAATAAGGGCCATAAATTCAGGACAAACTTTCCAAGCGCCGGCTACCTTATTTTCATGAAGCAATACTACAGAAAATACATTTAACTTTTCCTCGACATCATGATAGAAATCACCACGGTAGATAAAAAGTGCTTCATGAAGGGTCAGCGGGGAAAAAACAGCTATAGGGCTTGGTAGTTCCGGATAAAAAACATAACATCTCCAATCAGCGGGATTTTTCAAGTCTTCATCAACAACTTTGGCTAAATAATCGTGTCGGTGCAGCACATTAGTCAAAACATCGGGAAACTGTTTCTCAAGCGGTAAGAAACGATTAAATTCCTTAATGAGCTTAAGATCTTGTTGGATGTCAAATGGGAAATTTTTCATACTGGAGGTGACCCCCTTTGTTAGAATTTAAAATTAATATTTCGCAAGATGAATTATGTGCATTAGTGAAAGGCCAAAAAATCAGGAAAGAAAAATGGTTTGATAGCCTTCCTGTTGATTTAAAAGAAATGCTATTAAGATTAATGGAAGCACAAAAAGGAATAACTTTACAGTAAATAATTCTCTCTAAATTGCAAATAACCTTTTCGAAAGGAGGAATAAAAAAATGGTGCTACAGATACAAAAAGAGATATGGCTAACTACCGGAGAGGTTGCTGCCCTTGAAGGGATTTCAAGGCAGGCTGCACATAAAAAGGCAAAATCAAAAGATACAGATTGGAAAGTTAAAACAGATAAAATAACCAGTGGCGGTGGTGCAAGCGGTAAAGGTTTTTTAATTGCACTTTCCTCCTTATCGGCATTGGCACAGCAGCGCTGGTACCAGAATAAACAGCTGGAAGTTATCAATGAGCAGGAAGAGATTTTAGAGGAACAATTTAATCCTGACTATGAAGATACTAAGCCGGCCCAGATATTTAACCTTGCTGAGCTTAAGGCACTGGTTGGAGAAGTGAAATTTGCCAGCATGATGAAGGATGCTGAAGAAAGCGCAAAGCCGGTTTATGAGTTTCTTGCTTTGGGTGACTGTCAGAACAAAACCATTAGAGCTAAGCAAATAGCTAAGAAGTACAGTATTTCTCTAAACACATTATACCGGCGGATAAATTCATATGAGGAAGGAGGAATAATTGGATTAATGCGAAAACTACCAAGCCTGGGTACCGGAACTATAAGAAGAGCTGTCCCAGAAGAAGTTGAAAGGTATATTTATGGGGAGTATCTGCAGCGGAATAAACCTAAAACAGCCCATGTATTTAAACGCACTATTAAATTCTGTGAGAAAAACGGTTTTGAAGTACCTTCCCGGGCAACTGTTTACCGGGTGATCCAGGAATTGAATGAGACAAAACCTGACCTGGTTTGTTTAGCCAGAGACGGCGAGGAAGAATACATGAAGCGATTTGCCGAAAAAGCAACTCGTAAAGAGCCTGATTTTGTTAACCAGGTGTGGGAAGGTGACCATCACCGGTGCGACTACTTCATCAATTACCGGGGAAGAGCTGTTAGACCTTGGTTTACACTATGGCTGGATGTTACCAGCAGGGTTGTTGTTGGTTGGGCACTAAGCATCCAGGCCAACGGCAGGACCATCGGATTAGCTTTAAGATATGGGATACTGGGCAAAAAAGTTTCCAGCATTGATGCACCAAGCAAGCAACTGCTTTCAACTATTGCTTCTCTTGGCTGGGATCTGAGCGAGCTCCAGCAGTTAGCCGGTGAAGAAATACCAATTAATGGATTGCCGGACAGCTTGTATATTGATAACGGTGAGGACTATAAGGCCAAGCTGAAAAAAGGTCTAAAATGCGAAGATTGGGAGTATTCCAAAGAAGTACGCAGTACCTGTGACCTTCTCGATATTAAGGCGAGATTTTGCACCAAATACAGCCCCTGGGCCAAAGGACATGCAGAAAGATGGTTTGGTACATACACCGACCAGTTCAGCCGGTATATGCCAGGATATTGCGGCAAGGATAACAAGCATCGGCCGGAAGGCTTGGATGAGCAGGCAATGGCCAAAAACAACCTGCTCCTGGATTTGGAAGAAGCTTGTTATCTTACGGAGATGTATATACTGCAGTATCACAACACAGTACATAGTTCCCTGGGGATGACACCGCTGCAAAAATACCTAAATACTCCTAAGGTACGGGAAGGTATACCCGATGAAAGAACCTTAGACATCTGCCTCATGGATGTGGAGAAAGCAAAGGTTACCGCATCAGGAATTCAGCGGTTTGGCACCAAAGGAATGCGCCGGTACTACAAGCATGAAGAGCTTACCAAATATGCCGGTCGTTCAGTTGTCATCAGGTTTGACCCCAATAGAATCGGAGAAATACTGTGCTTTGACCCGAAAAACGGTAAATATATCTGCACTGCAACTAATAAAGAACTTCTGGAATGGAACGCATCTAAAGATGATATTCAAGCATTTCAAAAACGCCGGGCATCCCGGAAAAAAGATGTCAAAAAGATGTGGCATAACTACAGAGATGTTACTTTAGAAGCTGTTATGGAGGAGCGGCATGATGGTCTCGTAATGATTACCGGTCAAAATACCGAAACCAAGGGCATGAGGTTAATAACCGGAATGGAACAGGCTTCTAAAGCAACGAGCAATAGTAAAAAAGCAAAGCCTACATCAGCCCGTAAGAAAACAAGCAGGTTTGATGAATTTATTCAGAAAGCAGGCAACCAATATTAAATAAAAGGAGGAATTTTTAAATGGCCGTTTTGGAAAAAGATTTGTTTGATGTTCAAAACAGTCAAAAAGGGTGGTCAAAAGAAAGGGCCCTCCTCCGTCGCCTAATTAAGGAAGAGGGCAGTAAAGTGACTGATGTTGCACGGGAACTTGGGAAATCTCACACAACAATCAGCCTTTACATCAATGGAAATTATTCAGAGAGCGAACAATTCCAAGCTTCTGTAAGAGATTATCTCATAAGTTTGGGAAAATGGGAAGAAAATGATGAAAAACAAATTTTGGATGATACTCAACAAGTTCCTGAAGGCGGCTGGCGCACTAACATGAAAGACTTCCCTTTTATTGTTACTGCTGATACTAAACGAATCTGGGGAATCTGCCGGGTTTGTATGGAACAAAACGAAATGGGAGTTATTGTCGGTGATCCAGGGTTAGGCAAAACCTTTTCCCTTGAAAGCTATATGAAAGAATTTTTATCTGTAGATGCTGTTATGGTTACTTGCGACGAAACTACCAGTGTAAAGAGTATGCTGATTGAAACTGCTGAGGCTTTGAAAATAGAAACTAAAGGAACAAAACCAACGTTAATGAGACGTATCGTTAGTGAGCTTAAAAAGAATCCACGCCTTTTAATATTTGATGAAGCTGACCTGCTTAAAGGACCGGAACCCTATGAAACCATAAGGGCAATACATGACAAAGCAAAGACCGGTATTGTACTCTGCGGCAATAACAACTTAGCCATTAAGCTTCTTATGTATGCAGAGGACAAGCCGGAGATGGCCCGCATACGAGACCGGATAGGATATTTTTGCAGACTATCAGGACTTACTCCTGAAGAGGCTATCCGCTTCCTGGACGATATAAATGCCACACCTGAAGCCAAGAAAATGCTAACAGAAATAGGACGCCGGCGTGGTATCCGTCAGTTAGTTAAAGCTTTAAGCAGGCTGTTGGATGTTACCCATGGTGACAAGATTACAAGTGAATTAGTTGAGGACCTGGGGCAAATTGTTCTCAGTTTTAATGCTTAGGGGGTGCAGCTATGGATAAGATGGAAAAAATACGCAAGATGCAGTGTCTCCGGGAGGGGTGTAAATTCGCAAGAGAAAACCGGTGTCGAATTTACTGGGGCCAAAAATGCAATAGACTGGGCGGCCGAAAGATTCCAAGAATTATTTCGAGATATGAGTTTATTGATATATCAGATTAACTGACAGGTTAATCCCCCTTATCCCCCTTCGCCCAGGGTACCGCTAACCCCTGGGCACTTACTTAATTAGTAGATTGGAGGTTACAAGAGATGAAAGCAAGTAGTAAAGTATTCAGAAGCGCAATTCCCAAAGACTTGCGAGAAGACGGGCCTGCGGGGAAAATAGAAACCTACTGGCAGCCGGAAGCATTTACTTGGTATGGTGCTGAAATAAGCCAAAATAAAAGTGGCAGAATTCCCTATATTATTTATAACGACAAAGGGTTGTTTAGGATTTCAAATAAGGCTGCTTTATTGGCTGACCTTAAACCAGGTGACGGGCTAAAAATAGGTGTCAATAATGCATATCTAGCCATCATCAAAGATGTTACAGGTATTCCAGCCAGAGGGGATGCAGGTAAAACAAAAGCCATTCAATTTACATCGAAAGAAATGGCCAGATTGTTAACTGAAAAAGGATGGCCTAGTCGTAGGCATCTTATTTGTACACTGGATGAAAAAAATAATATGCTTGTTGCCAAAAAGCCTGTTGATAATTGAGGTGAGTGAAATGACATTTGAAGATACGGTTAAGGCTACTATTTCTGCTTTTGGTGAAGGTCTGATAAGTAAAAGTGATGCGGTAGATACCATTCTGGATGCACTACATAACCTATGTGTCGATTGCAATTCCGTATTGGTTATTAATAGGCCGGAGGTAACGGAATGATGGATAAACAGGCCCTGGAACTATGGTGTGATAAATGCAAAAAACGATTTTGGGTTGAAAAGCCCATTCCTAAAACAACTTGCTGCCCCATATGCAAGGAAACTGCAGAAATTAAATCGGAACGGGTGCCCTATGAAGAAATTAAAAATCTATGGAACTCAATCTGCATCAGTTTTCCTAAGGTAGTTTCCGTCACGGATAAAAGAAAAGCCTCTCTTCGCTGCCGGTGGGAGCAGTTAAAAGAGTTAAGGGTTTTTGAAGAGGCATTTAAGAAACTGGAGTCCAGTGACTTCTGTAAGGGTAAGAATGACCGCAAATGGAAGGCTTCTTTCGACTGGATAATTGCAAACCAGACAAACATCGTGAAGGTCTTGGAGGGAAAGTATGACAACTATAATGTCAGTTATTCCAAAAACAGCCAGGGTACCTTTGACAAGATGCGGGACTTAAGTTATCTGGTTGAATAGTCTTTATGAAAGGCCGGTGAATTAATGGAATTTGATGTTTTAAGAAGTGACCTGATTATTGTAACTGCAACTATTGATAAATCAATGACCATAAGCAGAGTTTTTAAGGATGTTGATGCCGCCTCCAATGCAATAAAAAATCTCACAAGATTGGGATATGTTGTAGCGGTTTTGGTGGGAGCAAATTTTAATCCAATGCCACAAGTAGGAACTTTAGAGAAAGGAGCGTTTTAATGCTGAAAAAAGTGATTTTTTGGTTTAGATGCATAGGAATTGTTTGGAAAGACCGCAATAATAAAGCTTGTCGGCAAAAGTATCGCAGAATGGCTAGAGAATTTGAAAAAGTAATAATAGATAAATGGAGGATGATTTAAATGGCAAGAGTAAGAATACCTAGTGAACCTGTCTTGAAATCTTGGGATGATGTTAATTTAACTCTTAAGGAAATTGCCGAGCTGGAGATTGCTATAGAAAAAATTGAAAATGATCTTAACGAAAAAGTATCTGACCTAAAACTGGAAGCGGAAATGGCGGTAAAGCCACTCAAAGAAAGAATGGAAAAATTAGCTGCTGATATGAAAGATTTTGTGGAACTTAACCGGAGTGATATCAAGGGTAAGACAATGGTTCTTAATTTTGGAAAAACAGGCTTCCGGAAGAGCACAAAAATAATTCTAAAAAATGTTAAGGCAATTTTAGCCGCATTAAAAGCCCGAAAGATGGATGATTGCATATCTATAAAAGAATCAGTTAACAAGGAAAAATTAGGCGAATATCCTGATGAAATAATAGCAGCTGTAGGTGCTAGTAAAAAGATTGAAGACACCTTCTGGTACGAAACTGACCGGGAAAAATTATTTTAAGGAGGTTATGAATATGCTTAAAGCTAATATTCTGGATGCCAATGGACTATTGGATTTAGTTTTTAATGCTGATGAAAGCAACAAGCACAAAAGCTTGAGAGAAGGTATAACAATTGAACAACTGCAGCGGATGTATGACCAGGGATATATTAATTAGGAGGTGTAATGATGCCTCCAATATCAAAACAAAAAATCAAGAAACTTTGGGTGACAGCTAGGAACCTGGGGGTTGATGAAGAAAGCCTTCGTGATTTAGTTGAAAGCATAACCGGTTCCAGAAGCATCTCAAAGATGTCCGAGAAACATGCCAATAATGTCATAGATGCCTTAAAGGGTAAGTACCGGCCTGGTTTTGCATCCTCTCGTGAGGTCTGGAAAATATATGAACTGGCAAAAGAACTTGGCTGGGATGAGCCGCAGCGGTTAAGAGGATTTCTCAAAAAGAATTACAATGTTGAAGATCCTCGTTGGCTCACTTCAGAGATGAGCTGGCGGTGCATTGAAGGATTGAAAGTTCTTCTCAGAAAGCAAAAACAACAAGCTTCCGGTTGATAAATAATAAAAATAAGTTTATAGTAAAGGTGGTGATTTTTTGAATTGGGAATGGGTAAAGGAAATCCCGGAAGAAAAAATACCCGAACCATATAAAACAATAATGGTGGAAATTAGCCCGGAAGCTATGATTAAGTTCGCCCAGTTGTTTCAGGGAATGCCTGTATACTTCCCCAAGCTGGATAATCTCCTCCAGGAGATAAGGAACGAAAAGATACAAAAAGAATTCAACGGTTCAAATTACCGGGAATTGGCCCGCAAATATAATCTAACTGAAGTTTGGATCAGAAACATAGTGGCACAAAAACACAATGAAAATCAAATGAGTATTTTTGATATTGCTCAATAAAGTAATTTTCTAAAGTACTTTATTCGAAATCACATAGGATAAATTATAAAATCCAAGGGAGAACAAATTCCCTTGGATTTTTTATTATCCAAAATTTTAAGAAAAGGAGGTTATTTGGATGCTGGAAATTGCTATTATTATCACTTTGACTATGGCCAGTGTAGAAGCAATTAAATTTTTCTTTGTAACTGATGAGAATGTAGAAGCCTTTAAAAAAATCTCTTTTATTCCTGTGCTTGGGATAGCAGTTGTTTTAAATATGCTTAATGCAGGCATATTTGGGGATGCCGGTTTTGCTACTGAAGCCCTTAAATTAGCAGCTAAAGACGGCATTATTTACGGCATTGAAGCTGCCGGTGTCTATGGATTAACAAAAGCTGCTCTCGGCAAGTCTTAATATAGCAAAAGGCGGTTTTAGCAAATGAACTTAAGTTGGTTACTACAGACGGCGGTAGTGATGTGCTTGGGAATTATAGGCTACTTCCTAAAGGATTTAAAGAAAAGTTTTGAACAGAAAATCTCAAATATTGAATTAAAAATTGATGCCTCTGAAAAACGCATGTCGCAAGAGAATGACAAAATGGAAAAACGCATTGAAGAACTGCAGAAAAATTTTAATGACTATAAAGATTATGTCTCAGAAAAATATACCCTGAAAGATGATTTTATTCGAGCGGTATCAACCATCGATAAAAAATTAGACAAGATTTATGATGTTGTGGTTAAGAGAGGTGAACCCTGATGGATCAAGTCCAGGTGCAAAAAAACAAAATGCTTAGAGGTCAGGTATTGAGAACTTTAGCCCTCTTCTACCCATCACCTGTTAGTGTAGCTAATATTAAGACATCATTAATGCAAAGAGGAATGTTCTCCGGTAGTGATGTGAGTAAAGTTCTGGAATACCTCAGTGATGATAAAAAAGGTTATATAAAAATCTCTGAAGGCAAATTGGAAAATTTCGAAGATGATGACATGGTCAAGTTAACCTCTGTGGGAGTGGATTTAATTGAGGGTACCTTGAGCGACCCGGGAGTTGAAGTCTAGTGAATGGAAAGCGCAAGGTCACCCGGATTAAAAGTAAAATTGATGAGCTTCCGGAAGAACTGCGTGATCAGGTTAATAACATGATCATCGATGTTAACTATACCTATACAGAAATAAGTAATTTCCTTGCCCAAAAAGGATATGACGTATCCCGTTCCAGCATTGGCCGGTATGCCCTTCGGAAAAATGCCGTTGTACAGCGTTTTCGGGAAGCACAAGAACAAACTAAGATTCTTGTCGATGCGGTGAAAAACAATCCGGAAGGCGACTATACTGAGGCGACCATGCAGATGTTAATGACCAGGCTAACCGAAAAAATTGCAGTGGCCGAGGAAGAGTTTGAGAATTTGGACATGGGTGAAGCCGGACGGCTTATAGTAGCCCTAAGCAGGACAAAAGCATATAAAGACAGGGTCCGCCAGGAAATGCGTAAAAAAGTTGACCTGGCTTTTGAGAAAATGGAGAGCGAAATATTAAAAGTTATCAAAGGAGCTCCCGAATTAGCGGCGGATTTAAGGGCTGTACTTGAAAAGGCAAAAGCTAGGATGATTGAAGATGATTAATCTCGATGCTTACATAAGGGAGCTAGAACCTGATGATAATCTGGAAGCTCTGGAGATTGAGGAATATCAAAATAAACTTTTTTTAGAATATGCCCAAAGAACGGAGAACTTCCCCGAGTTTCGCAAAAAGCTTTTAGAAGAATATCATTCGGGGAAGCCGCTCAGAGGAAAAAACGGACTTAGAAAACAACTTGGTGCAATAGATTTAGAATACTTCGGTCGAGCATATCTAGGACACTACTTCACCCGTAAATCCCCTGATTTTCATAGAAAATTAAATGCGATCTGGTTCGAAGGCGTACTTAAAAGTCTTAACCCTGCCGATAATGAGACAAAGAAAAAATTAAGCAAATTAAAGGGCTGCCGCAGGGCTATAGCAGCACCCAGAGGACACGCCAAATCAACAAACCTCACTTTTAAAGACACAATTCACGCAATAGTTTATGAATATAAGCACTACCCTATTATTCTTTCCGATTCCAGTGATCAGGCAGAAGGTTTTCTCGGCGACATAAAAATTGAGCTGGAAGAAAACCCAAATATCCAAGAAGATTTTGGCGACTTAAAGGGAAAGGTCTGGCGGGATGACTGCATAGTTACCTGTACAGGCATCAAGGTAGAGGCTATTGGTTCCGGTAAGAAAATTCGCGGACGAAGGCACAGAAATTGGCGACCGGACTTACTTATTCTTGATGATGTTGAAAATGATGAAAATGTTAATACTCCCGAACAAAGAAAAAAGCTGGCTAATTGGTTCTATAAAGCAGTATCCAAAGCCGGAGATACTTATACCGACATTGTCTATATTGGGACAATGCTTCACTATGACAGTCTTCTGGCCAAGGTACTTAAGAATCCAGCCTATCAAAGTGTTAAATACCAGGGTGTAATTAGTTTTGCTGAGAATACCCACCTCTGGGAACAGTGGGAAGCAATTTTCGTTGACCTGGAAAATGAAAACCGGGAACAGGAAGCTTTAGAGTTCTTTGAAAGAAATAAAGAAGAAATGCTGGAAGGCACTGAGGTCCTTTGGGAAGAGAAACTGAGCTACTATGACTTAATGGTAATAAAGGTCAGCGAAGGTGATGCAAGTTTTAACTCCGAGATACAGAACGAGCCTATCGACCCGGCTTCCAAAATGTTTAACGAGGAATGGTTTGACTATTACAACGAGATGGAAATAGATTTCAGCGATAGGAAATTTGTTTATGTAGGTGCCGTTGATCCATCGCTGGGTAAAAACAAGAAGAGCGACTACTCCACTATTATCGCTCTAATGAAAGATAGACGTACCGGATACATGTATGTCTATGAAGCTGATATGGATAAAAGGCATCCTGATGTTATTATTACCGATACCATTGAATGCCACCGCAGGTTAAGGCGTGATTTTGGCCGGGGCTTTTTTAAGCTTGGTGTTGAAACAAACCAGTTCCAACACTTCTTCAAAGATACAATGGCCAAGGCCAGTGCTCAAGAAAACGAATACCTGCCCATTGAGGAAATGTATAATACCTCAGATAAGAAAATGAGGATTCAGAGCCTGCAGCCTTATATCAAAAATAAGTATATAAAGTTTAACCGGAAGCACAAAACACTTTTGGAACAACTTTTTAACTTCCCGATGGCTGCTAATGATGATGGCCCGGATACTTTGGAAATGGCTGTAAGGTTAGCAGAACAGATTAAAACTGACCGGGGAGAATATATATCGGTTTTAAAAAGGCTGGTTAAGTTCGGTAAGGGGGCATATTGATGTCTAAAATTTACGGGCCCAAGGGAGAAATCTTGATTAGCAATAAAATTACCAAAAAACCTAATACCAGAGAAATAGCTGTTGTAAGCATTAGGAACCAATGGTCCAGCAGCCCCTCTAAGGGACTTACTCCTGAAAGACTTGGTCGTATTCTCAAAGAAGCAGAAAACGGAGATGTTTTCAGTCAGTCGGAGCTTTTTGAGGAGATGGAGGAAAAGGATACCCACCTTTCTTCTATTATGAGTACCAGGAAAAATGCTGTTCTTGGTTTGGACTGGGATGTAATGCCCTACTCCGAGGATCCTAGAGATGTTAAAAAAGCTGATTTTATAAGACAAGCTATGGAACTGGAAGGTCTGGAAGATGCTTTGCTAGACCTCCTGGATGCCATTGGCAAGGGTTTCTCGGTAACAGAGATTATGTGGAAGATATTTAATAACCAAGTATGGGTTGACCGTTTGAAATGTATACATCAAAAGCATTTCACTTTTGATGAAGAAGACAATCTTAAAGTATCAACTGATGATCATCCCATGGGTATTTACCTGGAACCAAACAAATTCATTGTACACAGGTACAAGGCCAAGTCAGGCTCTACTGCCCGAGCCGGGATACTAAGGGTATGCACCTGGATGTACATGTTTAAAAATTACAGCATCAAAGACTGGGTTGTTTTTGCCGAGGTTTACGGAATGCCTCTTCGCCTGGGTAAATATGAGTCTGGTGTTACCAAAGAAGACAAGGACGCATTAATAGAGGCCATAAGGTCATTAGGTACCGATGCGGCCGGGGTTATTTCCAAAAACACGGAAATTGAATTTATTGATGCTATAAAAGGAACATCAAATGTATTTCATACCTTGGCCACTTTCTGCAATGCTGAAATGTCTAAAGCGGTATTGGGACAAACCCTCACAACAGAAGTTGGTACAAGAGGCAGCTATGCAGCCAGTAAAACCCATGATGAGGTTAGACAGGATATCAAGGAAGCTGACTGTAAAGCGCTGGCCGAAACTTTACGGAGATATCTAATTAAACCACTCTGCCTTTTCAACTTTGGTGAGACAAATCGTTTACCCTGGATTAAGTTTCACTATGAACCGGCTGATGATTTGGAGAACACAGCTAATATTTACAGCATCTTAATAAAAGATATTGGACTGCCGGTATCCCAGGATCATGTTTATGAGAAATTTGGTGTCCCAAAACCGAAAGAAGGTGAAACACTTATTGCTCCCCCTACTTCTACTCCTTTTCAGGATGAATTGGAGGCCAAGAGTATGAAACGCATGGCATTAAAACAGAAGAGATTGAGCAGCAGTCATCAAAAGCAGATAGATGAACTGGCAGACAAAAGCCTGGAAGATGCACTATCGCTCATTGATAAGCTGATACAGCCGGTCAGGGATTTAATAAATACTTCCTCCTCCCTGGAAGAAGTCCGGGATAGACTGGCTGAAATATATCAGGATATGGACACCGATGAATTAGAAGACTTAATAGCCAGGGCATTGTTTGCTGCCGACGCTTTTGGGAGGTGGACGGTAAATGCCGGAAATGGAAATTAAGTTCGAGCCACTTCCTATGGATGAAGCTATAGAGTTCTGGCGGGAGAAAATACCGCTCACTCCTGATGAATTTTATGCAATGGCTGCTGAGGCCAGGAGTAAAGCTTTTACAATATCAGGCATTAGTTCTTTGGATATTCTTTTTGATATACACAAAGCACTTTTAAAAGCCTTAGAAAAAGACACTACCTTTGAGGAGTTCCGAAAAGAAGTAAACGCCATCTTTGAGAAAAAGGGTTGGACAGGGCTCTCCCCCTATCGCCTGGATAACGTTTTTAGGACTAATATCCAAACTGCCTACCAAGTAGGCAGATACCGGCAGATGACGGACCCGGATATCATTAATCGCAGGCCATACTGGATGTACGATGCTGTGAATGACAGCAGGACAAGAGAAACTCACCTGGCATTAGATCAAGTAGTTTTCCCGGCCGACCATCCCTTTTGGGATACATGGTATCCACCCAATGGGTACCGGTGCCGGTGTGGAGTACAAAGTCTATCCGAGCGGGAAGTAAAAAAACAGGGTTTAAAAGTGAGCACAGAAATTCCCAAGATGGTTGCTGCACCAGGACAATTAGGGAGACCACTACTTCCTGATCCGGGATTTACAAATAATCCTGCAAAGGCATTCTGGGAACCTGATCTTAGTAAGTATCCTAGAGAATTAAAAGATGCGTATTTAGACAGATCAGCTAAGGGGGTAGATATGATGTAACACTTGATTTTACTAGGTTTGTTGGCTATTACATCCATTCGAGTTAACAGCAATTTTAAGATTACGAATTACCCTAATATTTAAAACGTTTGTAACCGCCTTAAAATTGCCTGTAACGATAGTAAATTTTTATAAATATTAACCCTCAAAGAAGATTTAGTAACAAAAAATAACATGAAGTAACGGGGAAATAACACGGTTTATAAAAAAGGATACTGAAAGGCAGGTGATTGTATGGGAAAAACATTTCAAAAAAGTGGTTTTAGAGTTATTGCTCTGACAGCAGAATTAGTTGATGTTCCTGAAGAGATACAACTTTTGCCCTATGGTTATGTCAAAAGCACCGAGGGAGATTTTATAGTCGATGAAATCTCAATCAAAGAAATTAAAGAAAACCTGGGTAAGCGCAAAAATGACACGGTCATCGACTATGAACACCAAACCATTTACGGAGGTGAAGCACCGGCCGCCGGTTGGTTTAATGTAAATGATCTAATAGATAAAGGCAAAGTCGGCCTTTGGGTTAAACCCAGGTGGACTCCCAGAGCAGAGCAGTACATAAAAAATAAGGAATACAGATATTTTTCACCGGTAGTTTTAGTAAGACTCTCTGACATGCGAGCTATCAATATTCACTCCGGAGCTTTAACAAATACGCCGGCCATTGATGGCATGGTACCAATTATTAATAAAAATTTAACGGGATTTATACCCGAAGAAATGGAGGTCAAAGAAGAAATGATTATAAAGGCATTAAAACAGTTACTCGGTTTAAAAGATGATGCTACTGATCAGGAGGTGCTCGATGCTGTTACCCAGCTTAACTCTGCTTCTAAGTTGGTTGCTAATAAGGAAATACTTCAGGTTCTTGGCCTAGATGAAAAAGCCACCTTAGAGCAGGTCAAAGAAAAAATCACTCCTGTTAATCTAGTAGCAAACAAAGAAATCCTGGAAGCCTTGGGATTAGATGAAAAAGCAACTGTCGCCGAAGTTAAGGGTAAAATTATTGCTCTGAAAAATCCGGCCAACTATGTTTCCAGTGAAGAATTTAAAGCACTTAAAGAAAAGCTGGATAAAAAAGAAGTTGATGAAGTAGTCCAACTTGCTTTGTCCCAAGGGAAAATAACTCCGGCTCAGAAAGACTGGGCAGAAAGTATGGCTAAAAAGGATATGGAAGGCTTTAAGCAGTTTTTAAATACTGCACCGGTGGTTGTACCCCTTTCCCAAATCAAGGTAAATAAAGACACTAAAGTAACAATAGATGATGAAACTACCTTGATGATTAATAAGCAGTTGGGGATTGACCCTGAACTGTATAAGAAATATGAAAAGGAGCTGAATGGCGATGCCACTAACTAGAGATCGTAATACTCCTACCAGAGAAGGTAAGTTTCTTGTTTTGCCGGTTGCTGCTAATATAAAAATTTTTGCTGGTTCTTTTGTTGCAGCTAATGCTACCGGCCATGCTACTTTTGGTGCTGAAGACGCAAATCTAAAGGCAGCAGGTAGAGCCGAAGAATTTGTTGACAATACCGGCGGTGCAGATGGTGACCTTACTGTAAAAGTCAGACGGGGAGTTTTCAAATGGAAAAACTCCGCTGCTGATCCGATAGCTGCAGCTGATATATTAAGTACCTGTTACATCGAAGATGATGAAACGGTATCCAAAACCAATAACGCCGGTGCAAGGTCCGCAGCAGGAAAAATTATTGCAGTAGATAATGATGGCGTTTGGGTTGAAACCCTCTAAACTAATCAAAGTCAAATTGAAGGAGTGAAAAGGAACAATGATTATTAATGCTGGTAACTTAAGGCAGCTTTATAGAAGTTTTAAAGTCCTGTTTCTCGATGCTTTTAATAAGGCTGCACCAAAATGGAAAAAAGTTGCTATGGAGGTACCATCTACAGATAAAGGAAACGAGTATAAATGGTTAGGCAAACTCCCCAGGGTGCGGGAATGGATTGGTGACAGGGTTATACAAAACCTCGCCGAGTACGATTTTACTATCAAAAATAAACCTTGGGAGCTAACCATCGGTGTAGACCGTGATGACATCGAGGATGACCAGATAGGGTTATACAATCCTTTGATGCAAAACATGGCTTATGAAATGGCCATGCATCCCGATGAATTAGTGTTTGAATTACTAGCCAATGGATTTAATCAACTATGTTATGACGGTCAGTACTTTTTTGACGCAGACCATAAAGACGGCAATGGCCCGATTCAAAGTAATGTTACAGATGCACCCCTTTCTCCGACTTCATATGGTGCAGCCCGCACTGCAATGCAGTCTCTAACTGATGAGCACGGCAAATCTTTACGGGTTACACCAAATCTTCTAGTAGTTCCACCTCAACTGGAAGATAAGGGCAGAGAAATATTAGAAAAGCAGCGATTATCATCAGGCGAAGACAACATCTACTATAAATCGGCAGAATTGTTGGCAGCACCGGAATTAGCTGCATATCCAACCAGGTGGTTCTTGCTAGATACCACTAAGCCGATTAAGCCTTTGATTTATCAAACCAGAAGAAAGGTAGAATTTGTTGCTAAGGATAACCCAGATGATGAAAATGTATTTATGCGTAAAGAGTTTATCTATGGTGCTGACGCAAGATACAATGCCGGTTATGGTCTATGGCAATTAGCTTACGGTTCTACCGGGGATGGAGCGTGATAACTGATGCCGGTAATAATTACTTCTAAGCGTGATGGCTTCAGACGGTGCGGGATTGAACATCCCGCCAAGCCTGTAGAATATCCTGATGACAGATTTACCGAGGAGCAATTAAAGAAGCTTAAAGCCGAACCAATGCTGATAGTGCAGGTTGTTGACGGGCAAAACCAAAAAGAGCAAAAACAAGAGAAACCTGGAGAACAAGAAAAATTTATCGAAGGCAATCTGGATCCAGAACAGCTTGAAACTATGAAGATGGATGACTTACGGCAGTTGGCTGGAGAGATGCAGCTTGAGGTACCTAGTAAAATAACCAAAAAGGAACTTGTAGAACTCATTAGTTCTGAGAAGGTTTTAGTTGATGAAAAAGCCGTCATTGAACCTAATGATATAAAAACGGAATAAAGGTGAAAAATTATGTATTGTTCCATCCAGGACATAATTAATCGAATTTCTGAAGATGTCCTAATCAGGCTAACCGATGATAAAGATACTGGAATGATTGATGAGACTAAGGTTAATGAGGCTATCGAAGAAGCGGTCGGAGAAATAGATGCCTATGCACAAAGCAGGTACACCCTACCCTTTAATCCTGTGCCTAAGATAATTAAGAAGCTCACGGTTGATCTGGCTATCTACTCCCTTTTCGCCCGACGTGGACTTAATGCAGACAATAATGAAGACCAGGTGATTATCCAGCAGAGAAAAGACGCTGTTAAATTCCTCGAAAATTTGGCCCGGGGATTAATTACTATTGGACCTGCTCCTGAGCAAACGCAGAAACCTGAATCAGGTGTAATAGTAACAGGTCCGGGAAGGGTATTTTCCAGAGAAAAAATGAGGGATTTCTAATGAGCGGTATTAAACTGGTGGGCGATTGGGCCCGATTAGAAAAGAATTTAAACCGGTTAAAAAAGATGAGCTTTCTTGCTCTACATAAAGAAATCGGGGAACAATTACTAACAAATACCAAAGAACGTTTCCGTAAGCAAGTTGATCCAGATGGTAAACCTTGGGCTAAATCTTTCCGAGCTGTACAGGAAAAGGGTAAAACTCTGATGGACAAAAGAGAGTTGTATAACTCCCTAAGTTTTAAAGCTAAGCCTGACCGGGTAGATGTTGGTACTAATAAGATATATGCTGCCACCCACCAGGAAGGTGCAGTAATAAAACCGAGAAAAGCAAAGTATCTTAAGTTCAAATTTAACGGGAGTTTCAGGACTGTAAAGAAAGTAAAAATACCTGCCCGGCCCTTTATGGGTATTAACAGAAATGACCGACAGGATATAGAGGAAATAATCAGAGAGCGTATTGAGGAGATATTAAGATGATCCAGGAATGCCTTAATCATGTAAAAGGTTGTCTCATAGAAATTGGGATAAACAATATTTTCGAAGATGAGGACAATGTAAATAACTATAAAGGGTTTAAATTCGCCGGCATTTTGGTTGGTGATGAAACCATTGAAAAAGACGGTAGCTTGGTGGCAAAGGCAGATCTGGATGAAATGAAACGAATATATCGCCGGAGGCTTTATACAAGGGAATTACCCGTATCAGTGCTTATAGTTGATAAAAATAAAGATCTGGTGAATGAACATCTGCAAACTTTTTTGGTTACTATTGGAACCGGTTTTAAAGATGCCAATGAAAACTATATCTCAATCACAGCCGGCAATCCCACCTGGTTGGAAGAACGCAGTAAACTCAAACAGCGGTCCGGGGTGGAAATATCCCTGACCTTTGCCGGCGGCATATACAAGGATAAAGAAAAACTTTTGGTTGATTTATCTAATGCACTGCAGATTGAAACTGAATTAGGAGGTGTCTAATTTGTCAATTAAAGACAGCACCGAAAAGAAAAAAGAAACCATACTCGACCCTAGCATAGAGGAATTGGCACAAAAATTAAATATACCTAAATGGGTTATGGCCGGTGCCAAACACTTTTATAAATGGGGTGCCGGCAAAAGGATGCCGGAAAAAGAGTTTATAAGAAAAATTGAGGACTGGCAGAAAGGTCCGATGTACAGAGGTGGTAAGTAATGCCTTTATCAAATGTAAATGTTACTATTCAAGACGGTGGATTAGGCATATTGGACCCTAACAGTGCAGTACCCCACGGAAAAGTAGGAGTATCTTCCCAGGGTGTGGCAAACCAGGTAGTACTTATAACTGACAAATCACAAATAGCTGCTTTTGGTACAGGCCCCTTGGTTAATGCTCTTACCGATGCATTTGATGCCGGCTCCAGACAAATATATGCGGTATTAGCTGAACCCGATATTAATGGTACAAAAAGCGCCATTACCTCTACCAAAACAGGCCAGGGAGATATGACGGTCTCCGGAAATCCGCTTGATGCTTATGAGGTAAAAGTAGAAATTCTTTCCGATGGTGGTTTTAACCAGGCAACATTTAAATATTCCCTGGATGGCGGTGACAGCTATTCAGAGGAAATTACGGTACCCACTGACGGTGCATATGTAATTGCCAACACCGGATTAACTCTAAACTTTACTGAGTATGCCACTACTCCGGCCGACAGCTTTAAAACCGGTGATGTATACAACTTTACTACAACGGCACCAACAGCAAGTATTGCTAACATTACCAATGCAGTTAATGCACTCCTGGATAGCAACTATTCCTTTGACTTCATTCATGTTGTAGGCGAAAGCGACAGTTCAGTTTGGACAGCTTTGGACACTATTGCTGAGGATGCAGTTACTGAAAAGTATCGGTTCATTCACTTCCTTTGTGAGGCTGCATACTTATCAGCAGGGCAAACAACGGCTGAATGGGTGCAAAGCCTAATCGCTGCCAGAGCTAGCTTTGACAGTGTTAGGGTTTCGGTCTGTGCCGCTTTTGCAGAGATAGAAAACATAAATACAGGAAGGATTTTTAATCATAACGGTGCCGGAATATATTCCGGCAGGGTTAGCTCAATCCCTTCCATGCGCTCCCCGGCTAGAGTACGGGACGGAAATTTGCCGAATGTCAAAAGTATAAATCCAGTGGGACTATCCGAGGAGCAAATAGCTGCTTTGGATACTTTAGGATTTATTACTTTCAGAACTTATGAAGGAAAATCCGGTGTTTATGTAACTGATGGTCGGATGATGGCTCCGGCAGGAAGTGATTTCCAATTTGTTGAGCATCGCCGGGTAATGGATAAAGCCTGTCGCAATCTTAGAAAAGCAGCTTTGGAGTACAAACATGCCGAAGTTGACCCCTTGGACCAAGAAGGAAGCCTGGCCCATTTCCAGGCCAGCCTTCAACAAGAACTGGATGCAATGGCTGCCGGCAGTGAAAAAGAAATAAGCTCCGGAAAAATTGAAATACCTGAACAGGATATTCTGGCCACCTCAAAACTAAGGGTGAAAATCAGAATAGTACCTATCGGTATTATGAGAGAAATCGAACTTGACCTGGGCTTTGAAAATCCATTTTCAGCAGCTTAAGGAGGTGTAATTAATGGCTGTTAACGGCAAGAAATATAGTTGGGAAGATATAACTGCGGCAATGCCTCACGGGATACTGATTGACATAGACAGCATTGAGTATTCAGATGGCAAAGAAGTTGAACTGCAGTATGGCAAAGGTAGTCTGCCTACCGGTTATGGTACCGGCAACTATTCTGCGGAAGGTAAATTAACACTACTGCGGGAGGAGTTTAACAGGTTGCTGAATTACGCAAAAGGATTAGGTAAGTCTTTATATACTCTCCCGCCCTTTCCCATTACTGTTGCCTATGCTAACGAAGATCAGCCAACTACAGTCGATGTTTTAAAAGGTGTCAAATTTTCCAAAACTTCCACCTCCGTTAGCCAAGCTGATAAAAATGTAAAAATTGACCTTGATATCCAGATTGTCGGCGGAATAGCTTGGAACGGCGTTCACCCGGCTTAATTTAAAAAAATTGGGAGGTATAAAGCATGAATGCAAATGAAAATACAAAAACAACAGAGTTAACAAAAGAGCAAATTGAGCAGTGGAAAGCCCAATATGGCGAAGTCTATAAGATTCAGACCGATACAGATAACCCTAATGAAAAGCCTCTGGTATTTTACTTCCAGAAGCCTGCCAGAACCCACTTTTCCCGGTTTATTAAAGACAGCATGAAGGACGCCTACAAGGCTATGCACACAATGATTAACGACTTAGCCCTTCATCCTTCCAAGGAAAAGCTGGCGCAAATATTCCAGGAGAAACCAGGTCTGGTTGTAGCCGTGGGTAATGAATTAAATAAGATTATCGGGGTATCTGAAGATTTTTTAACGTCGAAGGTATAGGCGAGGAGATACAAAAACGTCTGGAGGTATTGGAAAACTCCTTTTACCTTCAGACGGAATTTCTCATAGAACGGTATTTTGGGTTAAGTGTGGAAGAGATTGACAGATTGGAGCAGGAAACATTCTTGGATTTAGCAGCTAAGGCCATATTCCTAGAAAAGAAAAAGGCTGAAATAATTTCAGCCGGGATTATTGAAGCTATTAATAGGATATTCGTAAGATGATTTTATTTCCAGCCTTTCTTTTCTAGCCAAGTATTAAGCCGAGCTTCAAAAGCATCGGCGTCCTTATTTCCTAACTCAATACCTTCTTTAGCACCTTCTTTTAAACTTTGCTTAAAACCAGATTTAAGCTCTGTATAACATTCTTTTAATAATGAAGCAGTACCTATAATAATTCTACCAATATCTCTAAATATCTCTGCAATAATAAAACGACTCTTCCAAGTAGCATATATTAAGCCTAGACAAGCACCTATACCAAAGAAAAAAAGAAATATACCAAATGCACCAAGAAATAACATAATTATCCACCTCCTAGCTTTAGGATATAAGAAAAAACGGGGGCGGTCAACAGTGGATTCTATTTATAAACTAGGTATTTTGTTTTCCGTGATAGACCAGGTGAGTGGTCCAACACGGAAAATGATGAATGAAGTAGTAAACTTTGAAAAAAATATTCAAAGAGCCAAAGGAGCAATTGACTTCGGCCAGAGAATGGCTGTCTCCGGTGCTCTTGTTCAAGGTGCAGCTCAACAAATGCGTGGCGTTTTAGGAACGATTGTGGAGCCGGTTGCTACTGTTAACGACAGTCTTGCCGCCCTTTCAACTGTGACCACTTCAACCATGGGCGATATGAATAAATCTATGGAGTTTACAAAGAAGGCTGCAATTGCATGGGAGAAAAATCATAGAGAACTGGCAGAGCAATTTATTAATACTAGTTATATGATGGCCAGTGCAGGACTAAATGATGTACAGTCAGTTTATGGTACTGAAACTGCTTTGCGGGTGGCAACAGCTACTTTTGGGGACTATGCGGAAGCCGCTAACTTAATTGCAACCTCGTATAACAACATGGGTAATAAGAGTGCCAATGTTCAGCGGGAAATGGCAAGACTTGGTGATATCATAACTAAAACCCAGCAGACTTTCCAGTTTGCCAATCTCAATCAGCTAAGTGAAGGTTTGAAATATGCTATGCCTGCAGCTATACAGGCCAGGATGGAGTTTGCCGAAGTGAACACTGTAATCGGCCAGTTAAATAATGCCGGACTTCAAGGCTCAATGGCCGGTACAGCTTTTGCAGCTTCCATGCGACAGATGAACAAAGCTTCGAAAGAACTAGGCTTCACCATAGCCAAAAACCGGGATGGCAGCATCAGTTTTATTGGTACTATGGAAAATATCAGGAATAAATACGGTGATTTAAGCAGAGCTTCCCCGGCAGTTCAAATGGCATTTCAAAAAGCTTTTGGTGAGGAAGGTTTGCGGGCAATAGTTCTTCTTAACCAGCAAACGGATGTAATGAAAGAAAATCTGGATAAGGTCAGAAATTCTGCCGGTGCTGCAGCTCTGGCTCAAGCGCAAATTGAAGGAACTGAGACAAATGATTATCAGATCACAATGAATAATCTTAGAAGCTTAAGAAGGGAAGTCGGAGAACAACTGCTTCCAACAATAAAAGAGTTAATTCCGGAGCTAAGAAATCTAATAAAATCTTTTTCGGGTTTTGTTAATGCCCATCCTCAGTTGATTAAGACATTAGTACTTATGTTTGCTGTAGGTACAGCGGTATTAAGTATATTGGCGCCAATTCTAACAGTAGTGGCAAGTCTTATGATGATGTCAGGTTATGGGATGATGGCTTACTCTAAACTTGGGCAAGGTTTTAAGTGGCTATATAATACACCAATCAAAAAGCATTTATGGCCAGGAATAAAAAATCTAAGAATGCTGTTCCTTAGATTTGGGAGTACTTCTTTAAAAGTAGTTAGTGGATTAGGTAGCAGATTATTAATACTCGCAGTAAGAATAATCCCGATGGTTGTCTCAGGTGTATGGGCATTTACAACAGCTCTACTAGCTAATCCCATAACCTGGGTGGTAGTTGGAGTAGTTGCCTTAAGTGCGGCCCTATATGCTCTGTATAAAAATTGGGATACGGTAAAACAGGTTGCAGGCAATGTGCTGCAGTATATGTCGGACAAAGTGACAGCCACTCTCGGTTGGTTAAGCAAAAAAGTGACTGAATTTAGGCAATCAGGTGCAGCTCTTTTAGGTGCTTTTACCGACGGCATTAAATCGGTAATCGGTAAACCGGTTGAAGTTATCCAGACGGGCCTTGCCAAGATTCGCAATCTTCTGCCCTTCTCCGATGCTAAAGAAGGTCCATTATCTACCCTTACCAGAAGCGGTATGGCAATGATAGATACTTTTGGCGCTGGTGTACAAAAAACACTTCCGCAGCTCCATGACATGATGACTGCCGGATTCGGTGATTTGCCGGTGGTAGCAGCGGGAGGATATGGTCAAGTAAGAGTGCCAGTGAGCGATTTCTTTTCACCCAGGGAAAGGTCAACTAAAGCTAATGCAGACAGACCGGTATTCAACATATACGGGGATATCATAATTAAAGTGGAGAAGCTGGATAATGAGGAAAAAGTATTCAGCATCTTCCGAAACTTAGCCAAGGAGGTCGCTGACGAATGAGACAAGTAATAACCGATGACTTCGGGCAAATCAAAGTCGGCGACACCCTGCTCCCCGGTATATTGCAAAAGATTGAAGTCGAAGGCAGTGTCCGGATCGATGATATGGAAGTGCCCGGTAGCTCCGGCAGCTCCAAGCAGCCTCAAGGCTTTGAAGATGCAATTATATATATTGAACTGTTACTACCTACAGATGATGCAACTACCTGCTATGACAAGCTTCAAACCTTGGTGGGGATATTTAAAAAGGTTGACAAGCATGCAAAGCCTTATATCTACCGGATAGTTAACAAGCAAACACAGGTGTGGGGTATCAAAGAAGTCATATTTAAGAATTGTCGAACAACTGAGGACAACATGACCGACAGCATTAAGGCCACACTTGAATTTAAAGAATATAAGCCGGTACTGGTTAAAGTTGAGCAAATTTCTTCAATATTTGATGAGGTACCGCCAAATCAATTCACTAAGCAAGAACAGCCCAACATACTTAACATACTTAAGGAACAAAAAGTAGTTTTTTCACCGATGGGATTCCCGATATTCCTGGATAAATCACCCATTACCGATGAGGAGTAAAAACAATGATACCTTATATTGCGCCTTTTTGGAGCATTACAATCGGCAGCTACAAAGTAGAAAAGATGGTCAGCTTTGATGTATTTTCTGTAAGGAAAAGTCCAACTGACCACGCGGAAATCAAACTACCTCTGGAAGGTCTCGACCTTTCCTATATCAAGAAGGATGATCAGGTCATCATTCACCAGGGTTATAGGGAACAAGGGTTATGGCGTATTTTCAAAGGTACCGTGGATAATGCAGAGCCGGATAAGGAATCCGTTATGATTTTCGCCTCTGACCAGATGAAAAAGCTAAAAAAGAAAATATCTAAGGCTTTTGTCCAGGTAACTCCCCAGGAGATTATAAAGTACGGCCTGCAGGCAGTGGGAGTAGAAAATTATATATTAAGCTCCTCCTCCTTCTCTCCTCTACCGGGCTTTACTGCAGCTAATGAGAGTGTAATCTCTTTGATCAAAAGGATGAATAAGTCCTGGAAAGCTTTAGCGGATTGGGATTTCTACTTTAACCCGGAAGATATGTTTTATTGGGGACCTTGGGAAGAATCACCCCGGTATCAGCAGAATAGTTGGCCAAAACTACAGTACGGAGTTAACATTATATCTCATAACCTTATTACCGAAACTAGAGGAATGATTGAAATCCCGGTGCTTCCTTATCTTAGGCACTCACACAGAATCAAAATCCAGGATCCCAGGTACTGGTCAGGGGAAAAAGAAGTCAGGATTGAAAGGGTTAAATACCACCACTCTACTAAAGCAAGGATGGAGTTAGAATGGGAACAAGCCAGTTAATGCAAGATTTAAAGATTATCATGGCTGAAGCTTACCCGGAAGTGCTAAAAGGCATTCCTTTCAAGGTCAAGGGTAAAGTGGTTAAAGCTTATACAACCGGGAAGTATGCTGTAGATATCCAGATACTTAATAAAGATGGCTCTATCAATGAGGAGTATCCGATTTTCCCGGCGGTACCCATTCCGGTGATGTGGGCCGGAATCAACCGTGGTATATATGCTATCCCGCCGGTGGGTGCTATTGTCAGGCTCGGGTTCTACTATAATGACCCGGGATTACCTTACATTGATGCAGTCACCGGGGAGGGGCTCCCCCCTGGGGAGCATCCGGAAGGCACTTTGGTTATTCAGGAATCCAACGGCACGAAGATAGTCCTGGACTCGGACCATAAAATATCTATTACTGCAGATGTGGCAGTGAATATTACGTCACCGGTGACCAGGATTGAAGGCAATTTAGAAGTAACGGGTACTATAAACGGTAATTCAATTTAAAGGGGGGTTCCCAGATGAGTGAAGATTTTTTAGGTACAGATATAGCTTTGTTTGATGGAGATTTCCTTGTAACGCCTGATGGTGATGTGGGTTTGGTTTCCGGCCGTGATTGTCTGGTGCAGGATATCATGTCGGCAATAATCTCTTCAGATAAGCTAACTGAATTTCTCAAAGATGAAATTACGGAAATCAATAGTATGGACTTGGCCCAAACCATTGAAGAAATAATTGAAGCTGATCCCAGGGTTATACCAGGGAGTACTAAAGCTCAAGTCGAAGAATGGACTAAGGAAAGCTTAAGGGTCAGTGCCAACTTTCAGCCAATAGATGAAGGGAATCCTATCAACCTTGTTGTTGGACATGACTTGGGAGAAATTACGGTGGAGGTGCTGTAGATGGCGGACCAGGATTTTAAAGAACTAATTGGATATAAGGATCATGATACCCTGGTAACAGAAGTCCTCAACCGGATGAAAAGCCAAGGCAGTAAGATTACTAACTTTAACCGGTACGGAGTATTCCGAAACATAGTGAGTGCAATAATGTGGCCGGTGGCCTTGCTGTATGACCTTCTTCTTTCTGTAGTTGCTCAAGGATTTGCTTCCACTGCTTCTGGAAAATGGCTAGATAAAAAGGTTGCTGAAAACGGAACCGTCAGAAAAGAAGCCGTTAAGACACAGGGACTGCTTATCTTTGGCCGTGAGGTCGCAGGCGGAAACATTAATATACAAAAAGGCAATATTATTAAAACTGAGGTTCTACTTGATGGCTCTGAATTAAGATATCTGGTTATAGAAGACACGATGCTGGAAGAAGGTCAACTGGAAGTGGCTGTACCTATCCAAGCCGAATTTGCCGGTAGTAAATATAATGTTGGTTCTAATAAGATTACTAAAATGGTTACTTATATAGCCGGAATTGATTATGTACGCAATGATGCCGAGTGGATCACCAGAGAAGGGTCTGACATGGAAGATGATGAGTCTTTACGGCAAAGGTATTTTCTTAAATGGGAAGAAGCTTCCCAAGGTGGTACGGATGGTGCTTATGAATCATGGGCCAAAAGCATAGCTGGTGTTGAAAATGCTTTTGTAGATAGTAACCAGCCAAGAGGTGAGTTTACAGTTGATGTTATTATTTCATCACCTCTAGGTGTACCCACTCAGGCATTAATTGATGAAGTGCAGGCTAAAATAGATGAAAATAAACCAAATATTGCTAATGTTCTTGTCAAAGGCCCAGTTGAAAGAGTTATAGACCTTGTTGTAACTCTCTACCTTCCTACTAACCAGGGAGATGAAACTATAACGAAAGCTGAAGCTGAAGCGAGATTTGCCGCTAAATTCACTAAAAATGATAAATACCCGAATATTAAGCCGTATCAGATTAGTGAGTCTTTTTATGCAGCATCAATTATCTCGATTGGAATGGGTATATCACCTGTTGTGAATGTAATAGTAAACTCTCCTGCGGATACAATAGTTAATCCTGGTGAGCTGCTTACTCTCGGAACACTTACCGTTAATGTTGTGAGGGTGAGTTAGATGAGTATAGCTGAATTTATCTGGAGCCTCCTCCCCCGGGCCTATAAAAGAGTAAAGCAAAATTTATCGGAAATATATATGCTCTGTATTGCGGTTGGAGAGCAGTTAGAGGCTCTAAAACAGGTTATCTTTTTTATACGAGAGGCATGGATAATCGAAACTGCTCCTGAATGGGCTTTAGAATTACACGGTAAAGACAGAAACATTATCCGTCTACCTAATGAGAATATTGAAATGTATAGGACCAGACTTTTTGCAGCATATATTAATTATGCTTTTGGCGGTACTAATACAGGTATCGTAAGGGCCCTTGCCAAATTCAACTTTTCAGTACAAGTGCAGGAGTTATATAAAACTGAACCAACGAAAAGAGACCAATTCAATGTTATCGTATTTGACCTGGGCGAGCCCATTACCACAGAAACATACAATTCTATACTTAGAACCATCTACAGAGTAAAAGCAAGCCATGCAAAGTTTGGAACCTTAATAGTAATCCTAACCTGGAATGATATTGAAGCGGCAAATACTACTTGGGATCAGTTATCTAATTTGACTTGGGATGAATTTTTGTTAGGAGGATGGATGGCATGAGTAGTAATAAAACTCCTAATTATAACTTGCATATTTGGGAAGGCACAGACCTTGTAAAACGTGAAGAATTTAATGAGAACTTTAATACCTTAGACGCTGCTTTAAAACCCACAGCTGACCCTTCGCAAGTGCCGAATGGGAACGTTGGTAAAATAGCTCAATGGATGTCATGGCTGACTAACCGCATACAAGTTATTGTGGGTAAGACAAACTGGTGGGATGCACCGGATATAACTCTTGTTGATGCTAAAAGTCATGTCGATGCTACAGCTCCTCACAGTGGCCATGAGACACCAGCAGGGGCCCAGGCAAAAGCGGATGCTGCAGAAGCTGCAGCTAATGTCTATACAGACCAGGCAGTATCTGCAATTGATGCAGAATTAACCGCGCTAGAAAATGACGTTATGTCGCACAAGGCA